ATCTGGGTGCGCGTGGGAGCCGGTCTGGCGGCGAGTTTGGCAGCAGTTTTTGTGGCCATCAGAACGCTCCAGATTCGGGTGATTTGCGGGACTTGCGCACGCGCTGGGGCAATTTTTCATCCATCAGCGTCAGGCCGATGGTGTCTTGAGGCGTGTCGAGCAACTGATTGAGCTTGTCCAGCTCCCCGAACACCTGCAAGGCCCTGGCAAGATGAACCATGGCGGTGCCTGGGTGGCCAGCTTCCATTCGCCGCACGGTGTGAGCAGACGCGCCGATCCGTTCAGCAAGATCTTCCTGTGTCAGGTGTCTGCGCCGACGTGCAAGCGAAATTGCCTGACCGAGTCGGGTCAGGCTGCGTGCAACTGGCAACGGTGGCGGGGATAGAGATTTCATTTAAGGCGCATTTTATGGCTCTTTAAAAATTCTAGCAACGCATAAATGAGTGTTTATTTCCGTGAATTCAGAGATTTACTTTGGTATTGGTCTGAAATTTACTTTGCTATTGCAGGTGCTCCATGCAAAGCGCCAAGCTCATCAGACACCTGGTCAGGATTAAGGAACTGGAGATATCGCCAAAGTTCCTTGATCAGTTCCTTATCAGTTCCCTATTGATTTTTTGAAATAGCAGCGTTGTCCCTCAACTCTTGAAAGGAGTCACCATGCTGCTAGCAACACCAGCACCCACGGCACCAGCCCTCAAGGACGCTTTTGCCGTTTTGCCCCCCACCCATGAAAGCTTCAACCTGAAGGAAACAGACCTGGCTTGGCGCTGGGACATGAATCCTAAGACGCTGCAGCGTTGGCGCATGGAGGGTCGAGGTCCGAGCTATCTGAAACTGGGCAAGCGAGTGCTCTACCCGCTCAATGCCGTGATCGCCTTTGAAAAGTGTGTTCAGCACGTCTCCACGTCGCAGCGCGAGATCACTGGAGGCAGCGGCGTATGAATCACCTTCAACTGCAACAGGCGGCCTTGCCAGACCTCTCCGAAAGCCAGATCAGCCGTCTGCCCAAAGACCAGCTGGCCCATTTCAGCAACGCGGTGCAGCAGCTCCAGGACTGGACGCAGCAGATGCGTGGCCGCATCAACCGCGCCATGGAAATCCGCTATGCCGACCAGATCCGTCACGCCGAAAGTCTGGGTCAGGAGGAGGCGGCCAGATTCCGTATCGATGACGGTGACCTGCAGATCGATGTCTCTCACCCCAAAGAGATCGTCTGGGACCAGCAGCACCTGTCCCAGATCGCTGAACGGATGGTCGTCGCCGGTGACCGGGTGCAGGACTTCATGCAAGTCCAGTTTTCTGTGACCGAGCAGGACTACGCCCGTTGGCACCCGCTGTTGCGCGCGGCATTCCAGCCCGCCCGCAAGGAACTCGTCACCGAGCCCACCTTCCAGATCCGCTGGGTGGGTGAAGTGCAACTTTGAGTCGGAATCACCCACGGCGGACGTCACAACTTCAATCAACAGGAATTTCAAGAATGAACCACGATACCTACGATCAGGCCGCAAGCTATGGTCACCCCTCAACCCATGGCGCACCGGGTGCCTGGAGTGATTTCAACGATGCCGAAGCCCAGCAAGGCGAGTTCAACCTGATCCCCAAAGGCACACAAGCCCTGGTGCGCATGGCCATCAAACCCGGCGGCCATGACGACATCAGCAAGGGCTGGACAGGCGGGTATGCCACGGCCTCGGAGGAAACCGGTGCAGTGTTTCTGTCCTGCGAGTTCGTGCTGCTCACAGGCCCGTTTGCAATGTCGGTCTGCACTCCAACAAGGGGCCGACCTGGGCGCACATGGGACGCAGTTTCATCAAGGCGGTGCTCAACAGTTCGCGCAACATCCACCCGGACGACAACTCGCCCGAGGCGCAGCGTGCCCGCCAGATCCGCAGCTTTGGGGAGCTGGACGGCGCTGAATTCGCCGCGCGCATCGGCATCGAGAAAGACGGCAGGGATGAGCACCGAAACACCATCCGGTTGGTGATCGAGCCTGATCACCAGGACTATGCAGAGTTGATGCAGGCCAGGAATCAGCGTGAGGGTGGCTCAGGTGGTGGTCAGGGCTCGGGTGGCGCGCCAGCCGCTGCAGTGCCAGCGTCGGCGATCCCTGCTGCGCCAACCCCCCAGAGCGGCTACGCGACACGTCCGGGCCATGTGCAAGGCCGTCCGTCATGGGCTCAGTGATGGCCTCGCGGCATGAAATGCTGGGTGTGTTTTCGGCAAGCCAGAGGGTACGGCCATGTAGATGTTCGCTTCAAAGTAGGCCATCCACATCGGTATCCGATCGACTGGGTCTTTTGCTCGCAGCGTTGTCAGGCCTGCTTTCATCGGCTCTATGTGACCGGTGTCCGCTCGATCGAGCGCGATGGGCGATTGCCGACGGAGGACGGCGTGATTGACCCGAGCGCCGTCGAACTGGCTGCCATGCAGCAATGCCTCAAGCCCCTGGGTGAAGCCGCCGGTGCAATCGGCATGGACCGACCGCTGGCCAGCTACACCGAGCACGAAGCCCTCAGGTTGATCAACGCCGTGGTCACAACCTATGTTGAGGCCATGGTGCAAGAACACGAACGCAGCAAGTTTCCGAGCGTTCGCATGCAACTGGACGCGCAGTCTCCACGCTGAGCGCCTTCTAAATCCAATTTTTAAACCAATGAATGCGGGTGGTTCACGCCACTTGCAGGGATGACTTTTTCATGAAAACGATCAAACACACCAATCCCCTCGCCATGATTCCAAGTTCACAGCTGCTGGAAGCACTCCATGAACGGCTCTTAACCTCAGAGCAAGTCGCAGTGGCTTTGAACTTGCCGTTGCACTACTTCAATGACCGCCGCAAACGCGCTGCGCTGGGGATTCCCTATTACTGCATCAACCGCATGGTGCGCTATCGGATTCGAGAGGTGCATAAGTGGCAGCTCGAGCACAAGGCAAAGCAGGCTGCTCAAGGACAGGTGCTCGGGGCAACCCAGGTGGGAGGTCGTCATGCTTGATTTCAACGATACCCACATTGGGAAAAATAGAAACACCTCCGCAGAAGGCGCTGAAGCGACCAGAGAAAAGGACACCATCCGCGCTGCCCTCAATGAGCGGCTGGAGCAGCTGATCCTTCATGTCTGGCCCTCGGGCAAGCAGCGTCAGAACAAGTTTCTGGTGGGCGATGCGATGGGTGGTCCGGGTGACAGTCTGGAGTTGGTGCTTTCAGGTGCCAAGGCGGGGCTGTGGACCGACCGCGCGACCGGGGAAGGTGGTGACATTTTTGACCTGATTGCCCGTTACTACGCACTTGATGTGCATGCGCAGTTTCCGCAGGTTCTTGATCATGCGCGTGAATGGCTGGCCCGTGTCTCGGCTATGCCCATCAGTGTGACCACCGCCAGCAAAGCCAAAGCGCCTGCTGTGGATGAGTTGGGACCGGTAACAGCCAAGTGGGATTACCAGGACGCCAGCGGCAAGCTCATCGCTGTGGTCTACCGTTACGACCCTGAGCCAGGACGCAAGGAGTTTCGGCCCTGGGATGTGTTGCGACGCAAGATGTCGCCCCCTGAACGCAGGCCGCTGTACAACCAGCCTGGCATGCACAAGGCCGAGCAAGTCGTTTTGGTTGAAGGCGAAAAATGTGCCCAGACGCTCATTGAGCTGGGGATATGCGCCACCACGGCCATGCACGGTGCTAATGCCCCTGTGGACAAGACAGACTGGTCGCCTTTGAAGGGCAAGCGCGTACTCATTTGGCCGGACCGCGACAAACCGGGTTGGATCTACGCGGACCAAGCATCGCGGGCGGTGATGCAGGCAGGAGCCGAATCGTGTGCCATTTTGCAGCCCCCAGACGGTGAGCCCGATGGGTGGGATGCGGCCGATGCCGTGCGTGACGGCTTTGACATTGCTGGCTTTCTGGCTGTGGGTGAAAGGATGCCGGTCGTCATGTCGGTGGATCCGAATATGCCCATGGAGCTGCTCGATGGCATCGATTACACGACCGAAGATGGTCTGGCCAGGGCCTTCACGCATCAGTTTTCTGACGACTGGCGCTATTGCGCGCCATGGGGGAAATGGTTTGTGTGGAACGGCATTCGTTGGAACATCGACAAGTCGTTGTATGTCTTGCACCTCTCGCGCCTGATTTGTCGAACTGCTGCAGGACTGGTGGATGCCGCCAAGGTCAAGAGCCGCTTGTCCAGCTCGGGCACCATCTCGGCCGTCGAACGCATTGCACGCACAGATCCGCAGCACACCGCCAAGGTCGAGGGCTGGGATGCCTATGCGTGGCTGCTGAACACACCGGGTGGCATCGTGGATCTTCGCAGTGGTGCCCGTGGTCCGCACGATCGGTACCGACGCATGACCAAGGTGACCACGGCCACGCCGCAGGGCGATTGCCCTGTCTGGCGAAATTTTCTTGGCAACGTCACGGGAGGCGATGAGGAGCTGCAGAACTACCTGCAGCGTGTGGTGGGGTACTGCCTGACGGGTGATGTCAGCACCCACGCGCTCTTTTTTCTCTATGGCACGGGTGCGAACGGCAAGTCGGTGTTCGTGAATGTGATCTCCACCGTGTTGGGCGACTATGCCGCCAATGCACCCATGGACACCTTCATGGAGTCGCGCACCGACCGTCACCCCACCGATCTGGCGGGGCTGCGTGGTGCCCGCTTTGTTTCGGCTACGGAGACGGAGCAGGGCAGGCGCTGGAACGAGTCCAAGATCAAGGCGATCACGGGCGGCGACGACATAACGGCACGCTTGATGCACCAGGACTTCTTCACCTATACGCCGCAGTTCAAGCTGCTCATTGCTGGCAACCACAAGCCTGCGATCCGCAACATCGACGAGGCCATGCGCCGCCGCATGCACCTGATCCCCTTCACGATCACGGTCCCTCCAGAAAAGCGCGATCCGCTCCTGACCGAGAAGCTGCTGGCCGAACGAGACGGGATCATGGCCTGGGCGGTTGAGGGCTGCCTACTTTGGCAAAGCCAGGGCCTGAGCCAGCCCAAGTCCGTGATGGCCGCTACCGAGGAGTACTTCGAAGCCGAAGACGCCATGGGCAGGTGGATCAGCGAACGCTGCAAACAGGGTGCCAACGACACGGCACTGACGGCCACGCTTTTCAACGACTGGAAGCAATGGTCGGAGATCAGTGGGGAGTACACGGGAACGCAACGCCGCTTCTCGGATGCCTTGCTGGCCAGAAGGTTCGAGAAGTGGCGTAACTCCATGGGGGTGCGTGGCTTTCGGGGTCTTGACCTCAAGCAGCCCACTTCCTTGCCTGCCCGGTCCTATCCCTACAACGATGACTGAGGAATGAATCCAATGAAAAAGATTTCACATATCGGCTCTTTGACACAACAGACGAGTCATTACATTGGTTTGTCTCGCGGGCGCGCAGGCGCAGATATAGACAAGGGATGTTCTGTACTGTCGATTGTGTCGGTCTCATTGTCAAAACCGGACAAGTCCGTTTTTGACTTCCCAGCGGCGCATCGGAATATGTCGTTTGGAGGGCAGGCATGAAGATCCCTCCAGCACGTGAATCATCCTTTCGCTATCCATCGCCCCTTGGGCGCATGCAGCCCAACCCTGTGGATGTCGAAGCCACCAAGCGCCAGGGATGGCGCGAGCAACACATCCTGGTCATCTCCCATGATGACGAACGACTGGACTTTCTGGAGCGCCAGCTCATCCGCAGCATCGGTGAGCGGCTCTACGGACAAGGCCATGGACAGACCAAGGGAGGTGGCCATGGTTGAAACCTGGACAGTTGAAACGGTGGCCGAGCGATTTGTCGATGCGGCCAGAACCGCCAGGCGCCTGCCGCGTGTGGCGGTGCAGGGTTACGCCAGCACCTGGCCCATCGTGATCTTGCCAAGCGATGCCTACCCGGATCCGCACAAGGTGTACCGCATGGCACCGCCATCGCCCAAGGATGTGGACCGAATGCTCGAAGTCATGCGCTGGGTGCAAATGCTGGAGCTCGACGAGCGGCACCTGGTGTGGATGCGGGCCAAGCGCTTTGACTGGATGGAGATCAGCAAGCGCTTTGCCTGTGACCGCACTACGGCTTGGAGACGCTGGAAGCGGGACATGCAAGTGTTGGCTGATCTGCTCAACAAGAGGGAGGTGCCACTCAAAATTTGAGCAGCTCCAGCCAGAAGGGGAATGCGCGTGTTTTAGCGTGCATGCGCGGCGCAATTTGAACTGTATGGGGAATGCGCGGTTTTTGGAGCCAAAACACGCTGCAACATTTCAGCGATTTAAGGGTACATTTTCATCTACGGTCGACAAAGGTGTGTGTGCAGCAACTGCACCGCACCCGACCTATCGATGAACTTCGATTTCCCCTGCGGCCTCGTACTCCACCAGCTTCTCAAGCGGTAGGTACACAGTCGGTTTCCCCTCGCGCAAAACCTCCAGACGGCTGTTGACTTCTGATCCCACTTCGTAGGTCCCAGCAACCAGCGGCGTAAAGCCTGCTCCGGATGCTGTGGCCTCAGTCGGGCTTTTGCGGGCCAGAACCCCGCGAATTACTTTAATTTGCACTGCAAGAAATTCTCGTTTTGCGGTCAATTTTACCGGTCACCCCCATGAATCATCCTGAGATCCGCATGGTCCCAGTGGACGTGCTCGTCCCCTATGCACGCAATGCCCGTACCCACAGCGATGCCCAGGTGGCACAAATCGCGGCCTCGATCACCGAGTTCGGCTGGACCAACCCGATCCTCACGGACGGTGCCAAGGGCTTGATCGCGGGACATGGTCGTCTGATGGCAGCACGAAAGCTGGGTCTCAAGGAGGTGCCAGTCATTGAGCTCGGGCACCTCACGCCCGAGCAGAAGAAGGCCTACATCCTGGCCGATAACCGTCTGGCCGAGAACGCGGGTTGGGACGATGAGCTCCTGAAACTCGAGTTGGCCGAACTCAAAGCGGCCGACTTTGATCTTGACCTGATGGGCTTCACCGACAAGGAGCTCGAAGAGCTTCTGAATGGGGACGAATCAGGCGGTGGTTTGACTGAAGATGACGCAATCCCAGAAGCACCAGTAGACCCGGTATCCAGACCTGGGGACTTGTGGATTCTCGGCAACCACCGCCTCCTTTGTGGTGACTCCACTGTCTTGTCGGATGTGGAGCGCCTCATGGGTGGCCAACTGGCTGACATGGCCTTCACCGATCCACCCTACAACGTGGACTACGGCAACAGCGCCAAAGACAAGATGCGTGGTAAAGACCGGCGCATCATGAACGATGATCTGGGTGAGGGGTTCTTCCAGTTCCTCTACGACGCCTGCCTGAATCTGCTCATAGTCACCAAAGGTGCCTGCTATGTGTGCATGAGCTCATCGGAGCTGCACACCCTGCAAAAGGCCTGGATCAAGGCAGGCGGCAAGTGGTCCACGTTCATCATCTGGTCCAAGAACACCTTCACGCTTGGGCGCGCAGATTACCAACGCCAGTACGAACCCATCCTGTATGGATGGAAGCAGGGCTCAGACCACTTCTGGTGCGGGGACCGCGACCAGTCGGACATCTGGAACTACAACAAGCCCCGGGTCAATGATTTGCACCCGACCATGAAACCGGTCGAGCTGGTCGAGCGGGCCATCAAGAATTCATCGAAGAGCCGAGACATCGTTCTGGACCTGTTTGGCGGCTCTGGAACCACCCTGATCGCCAGTGAAAAAACCGGGCGTCAGGCTCGTCTCATTGAACTCGATCCCAAGTTCGTGGATGTGATCATCAAACGATGGGAGGAATATACGGGCCAGCAGGCGGTGCGTGAAGATGACGGCGTGTCATTTGCCAACGCAGGCTCAGCCATAAGCAGCGAGCCTGTGGTTCAGTAGCAGACCTCATCCAGGCCGCAATGGATCAAAAATCCGGTCAGGTAGGGCAGGCCCTTTGGTATGCCAGTTTCGCGTGCGGTGAAACGGCCAATCTTCCAGCCCATCCACTTGGTGACGGCTTTGGCAACAGCGGCGTCCATTGCAAGGCCTGAGGCCAAACCGTCCTGGACCGAGTCTGCGAAATGCCTGCCTTGCTTGCTGTCCAGAAAGGCGCGTACCGACTCAAATGGTTCGCCTGTGGCCTCGGCAACTTGGGTCATGGCGATCGGCCAGGCCACGCTGGCGTGTCCATCCATCGTTCCCCAAAATCCCCAGGCCTCGTTTTGTGTCGTCGGTGTTGCGTTGTTGCTCATTGGATTGTCCTTTTTGCGATGTCTGTATGAACGCTCTACTTGGGGATGAAGTAAAGCGATTCATCAAATTTTTTTGATCTGTCGCTAATCTGAGACTGATCAGCCAAGGCGTGCGCAATACCGACCGTAGTTTGATCCAGAGGGATCGATGAAGAGGTAAGGGCGACCGAGTGCATGCACTTCGACACACAGCCTGCCATCTCCGTAATAGCCGCCCTTGCCACCCAGCCAATCACGAGACTGGAGCAGGTTCCTCGCAAAGCGGTCGAACTCTGCTGGTTCCATCTCGCGGGTTTCGGTGATGTAAACGGTGCAGTCTTCACTGCCAGCGATCTCGCTCATGGTGGCGGGCTTGCGGCCAAAGGGCAGACGGATGCCGAGCTCTTCGACTTGCATGTCCTTGCCATCGAATTGGATGGTCAAGGGTTTACGTTCAATCGTGATGGTCATGGTTTTCATGTGAACCTCAGACAGCTTGGTTGGTGATTCGGTAGATGCGGTCTGCACCGGTTTGCTTTTCTGAAGTGATCTCCAGGCCCAGCTTCTTCTTGAGGGCTCCAGCCATAGCCCCTCTCACGGTGTGAACCTGCCATCCAGTGGCCTCGGTCATTTGCGGCAGCGTTGCCCCTTCGGGGCGTTTGAGCAGCTCAATCAAAACCGCTTGCTTTGTGCCGCCTCGCGTTGCGCGTTGGGCTTGCACTGGCGTCGGTGTCGTGGATGGTGTGGTGACGCCGATCGCTTGCAGGCCTTTGTTCGTGGCCACAAACACACTGGCATCCTCATGGCTGGCTTCGATCCACTGTGCGTTGAGTAATGCGGTCAGCACTTTGATGCGGGCACCGCCCTTGAGGTTGTCTGGGAAGACAACCAGTTTCTTTTGTGGATGCCTGGCGGCTGCTTCGAGCAGCGTGCGTTGGGTGTTCGTCAGTTGCATGTTTGGCTCCGTGATGCTTTTGCTTTTTTTCCCTCTGCGAGCCCTTCTGCGTAAGCAGCGGCCAGCGCGCACTTGATGCCCCACACCGCCACCTCGTGAAAGTCCAGCCGGTCTCTGTGCTGGGTCTCCAAGGTTTCGATGTACAGGTGTTCGTTAGCAATGCGATTGAACAGTTGATCGATGGACTGACTTGATTTCATGGGCTTCTCCTTGTGTTGATTGGATGTGGAGCATTGACGCTCTGAATCAAGATGAAGCCAAGTCAATTTTTGAAGCTGTCGCTTATTCCTTGAAAGACGATTGAGATGCCGCGAAGTGCGCCCACTCCATGCCGGTACCCAGGTTGCGCACAGGTGCTCAACGTGCCTGGTTACTGCGCCAATCACCAGTCGCAAGTGCACCGTGAATACGGGCGTGCGCGGCGCGGGTTCGACACCGAGCTCGGCTTCTATCAATCGGCCAGGTGGCGCAACACCCGTGCAGCGGTGCTACGGGATAACCCGCTTTGCTGCAGGTGCCAGGCCAAGGGGTTGTTGCAACCAGCCAAGGTCGTTGACCACATCGTTCCAGTCAAAGAAGGCGGTGAGCGCTTTGAGCGAGCGAACCTGCAGAGCCTGTGCGTGCCCTGTCACAACGCGAAGACCGCGTCAGAGACCGCGTCCTCGCGCCAGTGACCCCGTCCTGAGGGGGTAGGGGGGATGAATCTCTACAGACTGCCTTCGAAGATGCGTTGGCCTGCGCAAATTTTTGTGCGTGCAAATTGAACAAGGGGGGGTATCCCCCAAAGCCTGCAGCAAAGGCAGTGCATCAGATGAACTTCAAACCAAGCGGGTGATTTATGGGCGGACGCAAGCCACTGCCGACTCAAGTCAAGCAGATCAAAGGTACCTTGCAGCCATGCCGGACCAACTACCACGAGCCTGTCCCAGAGGGCTTGCTGGTCGAGCCCCCGGACTACATGCCAGAGGGTGCCAAAGCCGCTTGGCGCTACGCGCTTGAATGTGCCCCGCCCACGCTGATCCGTAAGCTGGACATGTCCGTGCTGGAGATCTGGGCCTGTGCGGCAGATCTGTACCGGCAGGCTCAGGCGGGCATCGGCAAGACCGGGCTCCTGGTGAAAGCGCCTCACAGCGGCGTGCCCATGCAGTCACCGTACCTGGCCATTGCCAACAAGCAGGCCCAGATCATGACCAAAGCTGCGATCGAGATGGGTTTCACCCCGGCATCTCGCTCGCGCATCTCCATTCCAAATGAACGCCCGGGCGAGGAGCTCGATCTCTGGGAAGACATCGTGGGCTGACCCAAAGGGATACAGGATGAGCACATACGCCGCGAGCGCCAAAAAATATGCTGAGCGCGTTGTCTCCCATGAAATCCTGACCTGCGAGTGGGTCCAGAAAGCCTGCAAACGCCAACTCGATGACCTGATCCGCTTCAAGCGCAAGAGCAGCCTGTATCAGTTCAACCCGGAACTGCTTGACCGCTATGGCAGGCCCTACAGGCCAGCGGACAACCTGTGCGCCTTCATTGAGCGACTGCCCCACGTCAAAGGCCCACTGGCCAGCAAGATGATCGTTCTGGAGCCCTGGCAGGTGTTCATCCTGTCCACGGTCTTCGGGTGGGTCAAATCAGACGGCAAGCGCCGCTTCAGGCGCTCCTACATCGAGGTGCCTCGGGGCAACGCGAAGTCCACCCTGTCCTCGGCAGTGGGCCTGTACATGCTGGCAGCCGACCGTGAGGGCGGCGCTGAGGTGTATTCGCTGGCCACCACCCGCGATCAGGCACGCATTGTCTTTGGCGATGCCCAGACCATGGCACGCCTGAGCCCGGGCTTCAGGAACCGTTTTGCCGTGAACGTCGGGGCGCACAACATGCATGTCTTGCAAACCGGCTCCAAGTTCGAGGCGCTCTCGGCAGAAGGCTCCACACTCGACGGTCTGAACATCCACTTCGGCTGCATCGACGAGTTGCACGCCCACAAGACCCGAACGGTCTATGACGTGGTGGAGACCGGTACCGGCAAGCGGGACAACTCACTGCTGTGGGTGATCACCACGGCTGGCAGCAACCGATCGGGCATTTGCTACGAGGTCCGAAGCTTTGTCACCAAGCTGCTCAACCGGGTGTTCGAAGACGACTCCCAGTTCGGAATCATCTACGGGCTCGATGAAGGTGATGACTGGGCCGCCAAGGATTCGCTCATCAAAGCCAACCCCAACTGGGGCATCTCGGTGCGAGAGGAAATCCTGGTGCCCCTGCAGGCCAAGGCCATGCAGTTGCCCAGCGCGGTCAACAACTTCAAGACCAAGCACCTCAACGAATGGGTGAGTGCAGACACGGCCTGGATGGACATGCGGTCCTGGGATGCCAGTGCCAACCCCGATCTCGAACTCGATCAGTTCCTGGGCCAGCCCTGCTGGCTCGGTCTGGATCTGGCCAGCAAGACGGACATTGCGGCGCTCGTCATGGTGTTCGAGCATCCTGACACACCAGACGCATACGCGGTGTTTGGCAAGTACTACCTGCCAGAGGACACGGTCCAAGCAGCGGGCAACAGCCAATACGATGGCTGGGCTCATACAGGACGCCTCTCGGTGACGCCGGGCAACGTGATCGATTTCAGCTGGATCGAAGCCGATTTGCTGGACATCTCGTCGCGGTTTTCAGTGCAAGCCGTGGCCTTTGATCCGTTCCAGGCCACGCAGCTGTCCACGCGGATGTTGTCCGAGGGCTTGCCCATGATCGAAGTGCGCCCCACGGTGCTGAACTTCAGCGAGCCGATGAAGACGCTTGAGGCCCTGGTCCTGCAAAAGAAGCTCGTTCATGACGGTGACCCGGTGCTCGCCTGGATGGCCAGCAACGTGGTCGCCCATACGGACGTCAAAGACAACATCTATCCAAGGAAGGAAAGACCAGAAAACAAGATAGACGGCA